CCAGATGCAAATGTGTAACTAAAACCAGTTGTAGGCGTTTGGTAGTCGTAGGCTTGAATCAAGCCGTTTGTTCCGTCAATGATTGCCATGATTATTGTCCAACAGGTGTTTCAACAGGTGCTTGTTTAGCGGAAGCAGCTTCTGCGGCTTGTTGAGCCAGTGAAGCGTTGTATGCTTCCAACTCAGCGCCTGAGAGTTCAACTTCTGTGGTTTGACCAGTAGCAAGGTCAACGATGATGCGTGTAGGTGTAGTCATGGTGTTTCCTTATTCGTAGAGGATGTTGATTGAACCAGCGTCAAAAGTGTCTGTGCCGTTTGCTGTGGTAATGCGTACACGGTCTAAAGTTCCACCAACGGCTATGCTGCCACCGTTGATATTTGCCCTTCCGTTTGTATTATTAATCACTCCACTGCCCACCCATGTGTTAGAGGCAATTAAAGTCAGTACAAAATTTCCGTGATTGCTATCGGATGAGTTAGATGTGTTTGTTAAATTAAAAAATGTTGAATTATTGTTTACTGTAGTAGCGCCTGCATTTAACACTACTGCATTTGACCCTGTGTAGCCGCTTGTTAAAACTGACCCTGCGCCTACTTGAAGCACCACGTTAGCAGTGCCGGTAGTGCTAACACCATTAAACATCACAGTAATACGTTTCACCCAAGAAGGAATGCCTGCGAAGTCAATTGCAGTGCCTGACGTAGACGCAACAGCAGTACCAGAAACAATGTTTGTTGATACGCCTTGCACAGCCATAGTTCCAGTTCCAGCAGGAACAGTAACAGTATTTGTGCCAGCAACAGCAGGAACGGTAAGCGTTACAGTGCCGCTTGTGTCTCCAGATAGAACAACAGAACTCATATTATTTCCTTAAAGAATAACCCAACGGCTACCGCTTGGGATTGTTACGGCTGTGCCGCTTGCAATTGTGATTGGGCCAACACTACTTGCGTTACGACCTGAAGTGATAGTGTAGTTTGCAGTAACTGTTTGCTTATTTTCAAACAAACAATTATTTGCACCCATATAGGCGGCAGTTGTTTGGCTTGAACCATCAGCAAACGTCAAACCATTTGGTAATACAAGTTTAGCAATGCTGACGTTTTGGCTTGCATCAATGTTGACAGCATTTAAACCGCCTGTTTGCAACGCCAAAGTTGTGCCATTCAGAATTCCGCTTATTGAAGTTCCGTTGTATGTATAGGCGTTAACGTCATTAAGCCATGCAGCAAAAATAACCGTTTGATTGTCAATAAAAGTTGTTGATGCCATAAAAATTCCTAAATGAAACCTCCGCTGAGTATCCAACCCGCGTCTTTGCTGCGCCCTGTAAGCAACGAATCAGGATAACGAGCCACTTGCAATGGTTTCATGTTTGTGCGCTTCAATGTCGCTTTTGCTTGTGCAGCGTAAGCGTTAATCATTTGAATTTGCGTAGGATTGTTCTTGCCGTACATAGGCATCAAACGCTCTGCCAAACACCAACGCAAAGCCATTGCATAACCTTTAGGCAGCACAATGTCGTCATACAAGGTTTCATAACGGCTAAAAATCGAGTTTGCAAACAAATGCAACTCGCCTTGCGCTGGATTAGGCCAAACAAATAAATTACCTGTATCTGCGTTTGGATTGAAGTAAATCGCTTTTGGCCAAGGACCGTTTAAGGTCTTCAAGCCAATCATTTCATAGTCTTGGAGAGCCAAAACAGAGATTGGATAATCCAAACCACCACCAGTAATCGCCTGACCGTTAGATGTAGTGTTTACCCTAACAAAAGCAGAATCAATGCTCAAAGGCTTTTGATAATAGGCTGTGATGTTTGTGGCTGCTGCTGTCTGTGGAATGTTGACGCGATAAGTACCAACTTCATTCACCTGACCGCCTGCGCCTGTGATGAATTCAACAATCTTTGTGCCAGCAGCAATCCCAGTACCACTTAGGGTTTGCCCTTGAGCAACAGCACCAGTTGTAAGACCCGTGACAGTTAAGACTGTCCCCATGATTGAGCCTTGGAATGTAGCGCCAATAAAGTTAGCGGTACTGGCTACGGGTCCAATTGTGTATTGGGTTTGGCCTGAAATTACAGGAAAGATGATTTCCTGGAAATTAAAAACCATCATGTCCTCATTTGACCATTGGTCAATGAGGTCGTTCATCATGTCAAAAGCGTCTTGGGTAGCATCAGGCGTGGGTGTTTCACCAGCTTCTAGTGCGCCAATGTCTTTTAATGCCCTGCTAATGATTTCGATTGGTTGTGTCATTTATCACCCAATGTAAACACTTGCGGAACCCAAGGCGGTAAGACTTCTCGCTTTTCCAAAGCAACTAGCTGTTCCTGTAGCCTAGATTCTACGATGTTTTGACCGTATTGGATAGCTTCATCTTTAATCCAGCCAACAATCATTTCTTCAGTCACATCTTCAAACGCTACACGCAAAACAGGGTCACCAAACTTCCAATAGCCTTCTGTATCAACAGATTTTTGACCATCATCAGCCAAGACATGATATTTGGCTTCTGTGATTAGCCCGTCTTTTGCAGAAACAGATGTAATTTTCCAAGTAAACATGAATTTCCTTACAAGATAACCCAACGTGAACCGCTGGAAATCGTTACTGTTTGACCTGTTGCCACAGTCATTGGGCCAGCAGACATTGCGCTTGAACCAGATGGAATTGTGTAGCTTGCAGACACTGTTTTGCTGTTAATCATAATTCCGTTGGTTGCATTGACCAAAGCACCTGTTACCGTACCTGTGGCAGTAAAGTTAGTGGAACTTGTCGTTCCTGTGCTTGGGTTGTATTGCAGTTTGGTTGACGATACGTTTTCACCAGTGATTGAACCTGTCGTTGCACTTGTGAACGTCAAATAACGGGTTGCGTTTGTCGTGGTGTCATCAGTAATCGTGATGCCAGTTACAGGCGCAGCCGCCCAAGATGGCACACCAGAAGCCAAGGTCAAGATTTGACCGTTAGAACCAGCCGCCAACAAGGTTGTAGAGCCTGAACTTGTTTGATACGGCAAAGAACCAGCAGCACCACCAGCAATGTTTGTGGCTGTGGTGGCGCTTGTCGCTGTTGCCGCATTTCCACCAATCGAAAGGCTTGAAGCCGTACCTGTCAAACCCGTACCAGCACCAGTGAAGCTAGTTGACGTTAAAACACCCGTAGATGGGTTGTATTGGTACTTGGTAGAACTGGTGTAGATAGTCGATGCAGAACCGCTTGTGGCGCTTGCAAACAACGGATAGCGAGTAGCTGCGGTGGTTGTGTCATCAGATAAAGTTACCGCGGTGGCTGGAGTTGACCATGTTGGCAAGCCAGAACCGCTAGAAGTCAAAACTTGACCGCTTGAACCTGTTGAACCGTTCAAAGATAAGTTTGTGTTTAAACGCAAATTTGTAAACGTACCAGCTGCAGCGGTCGTTGCACCAACAGCCACATTGTCCATTGTTCCAGCAGTTGCTGGATTAATTGTTACCGTTCCTGTGCCTGATGGGGCAAGACTGACGTTTTTGTTTGATGGATTTGCCAACAAACCGCCATTTACAGTAACGTTACCACTACCACCGCCATCCCAATTCAACAAAGATGTGCCACTAGATGTGCATAAATTACCGCCCAAAATAGATTGTGCGTAATAATCTTGGCTGACAAACTTTGTGTTTGCAGTAATTGTTGAACCAGTAATTGTGTTTGGTGTTGTGCCACCAATTACGGGGGGGCTGGACAAATCAAGTGTGCCGCCCAAAGTCAAAGAGCCAGAACTTGTAACCGTACCTGATAAAGAAATGCCAGAAACCGTACCTGTTCCGCTAACAGATGTGACTGTGCCAACTGTGGGTGTATTCCATACTGGCAAACCTGAAGAAAGCGTCAAAACCTGACCATTTGAACCAGCCGAAAGCATTGCGGTTGTTCCGCTTGCTGACTGATAAGGCACAGAACCAGCAGCACCACCAGCCAAATTTGTTGCTGTCGTGGCTGTCGTGGCAGAAGTTGCACTTGTTGCAGTAGCTGCATTGCCGCCAATAGACAAGCCACTTGCTGTACCCGTCAAACCTGTGCCAGCGCCATTAAAAGTTGTTGCAGTGATGGTCGTGCCAGTTACAGCGCCAGCCGTTGTGCCGCCAATGGTTGTTCCATTAATCGTGCCGCCAGTAATAGTAACAGCGCTAGCGTTTTGGGTTGACATAGTGCCAAGACCAGAAACTTGCGCGTTTGAAATTGCAATGTCTTGGTCTGTAAGGCTAGTTAATTGGCCTTGCGCGTTAACAGTGGCCGTGACAGTTTTTGACGCAGAACCTTTGGTCGCAGCTGTAACGCCAGTGTTTGTGATACTGAACGTGTTGGCTGAAAGGGTCAAGCCTGTGCCAGCAAAGTAAGTTCCAGTGCCTGAAAACTGCACAAATGTGATTGGCGTGACGTTAATCGTGCCAACATCAGCAGATGTGGAAACCCAACCAGTTTGAGCTTGGTTGCCATCCAGAATAATTGTGTAAGCGCCTGGCACTTCTGCCCACACATCCATGTCCACTGCGCGAGTCCAAGCCCCAACCGCAGCAATATAAATGCCGTTTGTTGGGGTGCTAGTCTGATTTTTTACTAATACTCTGTCGCCTGCAAGTGTCGTATAACCGTCAATAGTTTGAAGGCCAGACAACGTAATGTCTGCTGTTGTTGCGCATTTGACAGCCTGCTTAGGGTTTAACCCTTGGGCAATTGCGTCAACATACGCTTTATTGGCAATGTCAGTGTTCCCACTAGGCGAAGTTGTTATCTGACCTGTGTTTGTCAGAATATTGGTAAAAACACCCGTAGAAGGTGTAGTCGCACCAATTGTGGTGCTATCAATCGTGCTATTAGTAATCGCCAAGCCTGATTGACTTGGATTTACGGTAGCGTAAAACGGCTGACCCTGACCAATAAAGGTATTAAACGTATTGTCTAAATTAAACAGCGCCTGAACGGGCAGGATGTTTTGGTCTATTGTCTTGGCAGGGTCAGCCATAAAACCCCTTTAGGATTGGTCAGCAGCTGCAGTAACGTACAAAAGACCTGTAGCAGATGCGCTAATGGCGGTCAGATAATACGGTGTCGTGGGAGTGGCAAGAATCAGCGGACTTGTCATGCCAGCAGGCAAAACGTAGTCAGCAGGTGTGCCATCCGTGGGCAATACGGCAGCGCCAGGATCACTTGGGCCCCATTTCACAGCGATTGGCGATGTGCCAGTGTTGAGAAACGAGGTGTAGTTGATCTGGTCATTCGTATTGTCGTCAATCAATACAGCAGCGTGAGAGCTGCTGGTTACTGACAAGGCATAAGTCTTGCCAGCGTTGCGTTGTACGGTTGAGCCAGCCATGATTAGACCGCATTAACAGGTGCTGGACCTTCCAAGCGTGTCACTTGGATGGTGTAAACGCCAGTGGCAGGAGTTGCAGGCGATGCTGTCACGTTACCGAATTGCACAGACAAAACGTTGGCGTTCAAACAATCACATTCAGCAATGATGATGCCAGTGGTTTGAGTACCGTTAAGACCCAACAAAACAACGATGTCAGTTGTTTGCAAGCCAGGCACAGAAAAAGTCTGAGCAGCGGTTGTGTTGGCAGCTACAGCAACAGGCGCAAAAGTCGGTTGGATGTAGAAGGTCTCGTGGGAATTCCCACGGGTGATGGTTGTAGAAGACATGATTTCTCCTGAAAGAAGTAGGTTTATTGTACGTTAAAAAAAGAAAAGGCCACCCCTTTTGAGAGTGGCCCGTTCTTATTTCATCCAAAT